CTGTCCTGGAACTTGATCCCAATTACGGAAAAGAAAACAAGAAAGCAGTAACAATGGAATCTGCGCTTGGTGGCTATGGTAAAGCATACACCTACGCCAACGAGCTCTTTGGAAATTTCATTAGCAAGTGTGATCAACTTGCCCTGTATGGTGGGATAAACATCATACTTACGTGCCACGTATTTGCGGCACAAGTAATTGATCCAACTGTTGGCGAATATTCAATGTGGGATCTTTTGCTGCATTCGCCTAAGAATCAAAAGACTTACGGCAAACGCGAAATGGCCACACAGTGGGCGGATTTGATTGGTTTTCTGCACGAACCTATCCTTGTAACTGAAGCAAGCAATGCTAAAGGTGTAAATCTTGGCGTCAGTGCAAGACAAGGTCGAGTCCTTGCTGTCACACGTACACCTGGATATGTCGCAGGTAATCGGTATCATGTGGCAGGCCCTATTCCAATCCCTGCACCTCCAGCAAATGGTTGGAATGCTTTGGCGCATGAAATTTATACGACAAGCAAAGTAGATGTTTACAACCGGGATGTCTAAATGGACAAGAAAGATCATAAAGGCAACTATGTTGTCAAGCACAAGCATGCGTTAATAGATGCGTTGAAAGCACATCTTAACTGTGATACAGATACAAAACTTTCGGACATTATTGACGCCGAAAGGACATATCTTAGTCGCATCCGCATTGGTATCAGTATTGTATCTGATAACTTTATGCTTTTAGTTCACGAAATTACAGGTTGGCCGTTTTCTACAATCCGGGAATTACGGTACAAAAGCAACCTGAATGTGCCTCGCCCATCGGATAGTGTGCAGCTACAAATCGCTCAATACGAAGAGTACCTGCGTGTTCAATTCAACAAAGGAGTTCAAAATGGCAACCAAAAAGCCTGCACCGAAACCCGCACCGAAGCCTCAAAAACAGCCCCCTAAGAAGGGCAAGAAGTAAGTTTCACGGGCGAAAGCGGATGCTGACAAGGTACATCAAACGGTTTAACCTACCTAGACCCAGGCGCCAGGACTGGAACCGTCAGTGCAGCGAGTAGCCCACCAGAATTTAAACCGCTTCGACGACTAGCGGACTTATAGTCGTCAATATTTTGGAAGCTAAAAACATGGCATCATTTCAATTCAACGCTGCAAATGTCGAACCTGATGCAGGACGGGTTGGCGCAATTCCCGCCGGTTGGTATCCGGTATCAATTGATGACACCGAAATCAAACCTACAAGTGGCGGTAGCGGTCTGTATCTCAACACCCGTTACACTGTGCTGGATGGCCCGTACAAAGGTTGCAAGATTTGGCACAAGTTCAACACAAAGAACGACAGTGACAAAGCCGTTGAAATCGGATACAAGCAACTGTCCGCACTGATGCATGCTGTCAATGTGCTGAAGATTGATGTCACCGAACAACTGCACAACATTCCGCTGTTTGTCAAAGTCAAGTTTGTCCCGCCTGAAGGCCAGTACGATTCCAAGAACGAAATCACTGCTTTCCGCAGCATCAACGATGAAGCAGCTAAGGCTGGTTTTAAAGCCTCGTTGACCGGCGGCGCTGCAGCTCCGGCAGCAAAGATTGTTCCTCCGCCGGTATCTGTCGCTCCTGCCGCTGCTGCAGGCTGGAATAACCAAGCAACTGCCGCTGCTCCTGCTCCGGTACAATCTGCTCCTGTACAAACTCAGGCACCTGCATGGAATTCGGCGCCTACGCAGCCTTGGAATACGGCCCCAAACGGCCAGACCCCTTCTGCCGATACTGCGACGGTAGCGGGTGGTTCTACGGTGACGCAGACCTCGGTTGCTGCCCCTGCACCGGAGGTGGCTCAACAACAGGCCAATTGGGCAAACGCTGCGCCCGTTCAGGCTGTCCAGGTCCAGCAGACGACCACTGCCCAGTCACAGGAGTCGACCGCTGCTGTTGGAACGACTGATAGCGATCTGCCGCCTTGGATGCAGTAATCCAAACCTGAGCTTTGGCAGGTAGTCCAAAGACGGTAGCCACACCGCTGGCGCAGTATTTAAGCGCCTACGTGAATGAGCGCAGGGTCTACCACAAACAGCCGCGCAAGGAATGGCAGGTGTAGGAGTGGAAGCCCTCTTCGGAGGGCGTTTTAAGATATAGCTAGGTCTGCATCGGGTTGTAGCCGCAACACTGGAGAGATGCTGAAAGTCCTATAAGGGCAAACGGACAAGCGATACGGTTAGCTGAGAGGAGTCCGGTATGGAGTTCGAATCCCGCCTAGCTATATCTTAAAACCAAGGAGAAAGAATGTCCCAAGTAATTCTTGCTACAAAGACTAAAGCTGCTATTGAAGCCGCTATTGAAGCGGATCAAGGTGCCAAGTTCCGCCAATTTCTGCAAAAAGTATTACCACACATGTCGGATGCTTATCGAGGTGAGGACGAAGGATTTCGTTCGCACCTTGGTGCATCAATGATAGGTAAAGAATGCGATAGGCATTTGTGGTACGGTTTTCATTGGGCTCAAAAACCAAAGTTTTCGGGTAGGATGATCCGTTTGTTTAACCGCGGGCATCTGGAAGAAGCACGTATTATTGCATCTCTTCTTACCATTGGTGTCCAGGTTTATCAGCAGGACGCTAACGGTAAGCAGTTCCGCATTGGTGAATGGGGCGGACACTTTGGCGGTAGCGGCGACGGTGTTGGTGTGGGCATACCAGACCTTAATCCCGGCATTGCGTCCCTCCTGGAGTTTAAGACACATAATCAAAAAAGCTTCGATAAGCTTGTTAAAGATGGTGTCAAAAAAGCGAAACCTGAACATTGGGCGCAAATGCAGGTCTACATGCGCAAAATGGGAATCGCTGTTGCACTGTATGTCGGGGTCAATAAAAATGACGACGACTACCATATGGAGCTTGTTTACCTTGATGCAGTTGCTGCTGATATCTTTCTTGGCAGAGCTCACAAAATCATCTTTACACGCACACCTCCGGAAAAGATCCATGATTCTGTTGGATGGTTTGCTTGCAAGTATTGCGAAACAAATAAGATTTGCCATCTAGGACAACAACCTGAACGCAATTGCCGCACATGTCACTTCTCACGTTGGTTTGATGATGGAACATGGAGGTGTGGTAATACACAAGTCAAAACCGGGAACGAAAACAACGTCCTTTCAAAAGAACAACAACTTGTCGCTTGCCCTAGTCATGTTATGATGGATATGCAGTGATATGGCCCACATTCCACGTGACTATCAAGAAGAGACTATTAATGCTCTTTTTGATTATTTTCGTCATAGCAAAGGAAACCCTCTAGCTGGTTTGCCGACAGGAACCGGCAAAGCGCTTTGCATTGCAGAGTTCTGCAGACGTGCCCTCAAAATATACGATAGGCAGAAACTGCTATGTTTGACACACGTAAAGGAATTGGTTCAACAGAACTATAATGAATTCCTAGAACAATGGCCTACAGCGCCTGCTGGTATCTATAGCGCTGGAATTGGTCGAAAAGAAACGCACTGTAAAGTCACTTTCGCAGGCATTGCTTCTGTCAATAAAAATGTTGACGCTTTTGGCAAAATAGACCTCATTATAATTGATGAGTGTCATTTGCTTAGCGACAATGACGAAACGATGTACATGAAAGTTATCAATGCTTTACGGGCCAAAAATCCAAAGCTAAAGATAATTGGTTTTACTGCTACGCCTTGGCGAGCTGGTGTAGGTCTGTTGACAGAAGGTAAGCTGTTCACAGACTTTGCAATTAACCTTACCGATATGACATCATTTAACCGCTTCATCAAAGAAGGTTACTTGGTGCCTCTGGTTTCTAAGCCCACGCAAACAATCTTGGACGTTACTGGCGTTCATATGCGTATGGGTGATTACAATGAAAAAGAACTACAACTTGCTGTCAATAAAGACCATATCACATGGGCAGCATTGCAGGAGACAATTGTTTATGGACGCGATCGTCGTTCTTGGCTAGTATTTGCTACAGGTTTAGACCATGCTGAAAAAATTCGACAAATGTTGGAAATGCTCAACGTTTCATGCCGGGTTGTTCACAGCAAAATGCCTAAAGGTGAAAGAGATGCAAATATTAAAGACTGGAAAGAACTTAAGTACACTGCAATTATTAACATGGGCGTTCTTACTACTGGTATCAACCACCCTGCTCTTGACCTTATTGTCATGCTTCGCCCTACTATGTCTACTGTTTTATGGGTGCAAATGCTTGGTCGAGGTACTAGGC